CTCGACCCACGACGTGCGGATTGACGCTTCGCGGGTGACCTCGGTGCCGACGATCTCTGAGGGTTCCTGGCTTCCCGCGATGGCCGCGAGTAGTGCTTTGCGGGCGTCCTCGCTGGACTCGGCGACCACGTATACATCCCAAACAGCGATTACATTGTAGAGCTTCATTTGATCTCCTTGAGGTGGGCAGTCGAACGCATCTGCCCAGCCACGGTGGCGGGCGGCAAGCTGTACGCGGCCAGGTAGAGCCCACGACTCCACGCCGTGCGGAACGCGCCCCGCAAGCGATCGTTCGGATCACCCTGTAGCCGCGCCGTTGTGCCGATCGAGTCGCGGCAGCGCCGCTCCAAGATGTCGTCGACCACACCGGCAGGATTCACGTGAAGAAAGGCCGGGATCAGGATCGCGTTGTAGGCATGCCCGCCACCGCTGCTGTTGGCGACCAGCACCTGCAAGCAGCGCAGCGCTGCCCGCATCATCGGGTCCATGGTGTCGCGGAGTTCATCCTCGGCCATCCAGTACATTTCATTCCCCCACAACCTGCGCTCGTGCGCTTGGGGGTCGGTGAGCATCAAGCGCCCAAGCCAGGTCGCCTCGGTGACTGACCAGCTGTTCCGCACATGTTGTCCGGTGAGATCGTGCGCAAGCTCGACGGCGTTCCAGCCGTCGCGCCACGGCGTGCGGAACCAGCCGTAGGCATTGTTATCGAGCGTGTGCTCGGCGATCACGGCGGCGAGATCAGCCAGCTCTTGGTCGATGGGCGGGGCCTTGACGGGCAGCTTGCGGGGACCTCGGCGTGGGGGATGGCTCGGCATCTCACCCTTCTACTGGAGGGGTCCGACAGTGTGATACCGTCGTCGCATGCTTCAGATCTCCATGTTGGGCGGACTACGTGGTCTCGGCACCGCGAAAGATGACGCCATCACCCTTCAACTCGCCGCCAACCGCTACGCCACCCTAGTCAGCAAAGCAGCCATTGCCACCGACGGTAAGATCGGCCCATTGACCGTGGCGCTGGTTCGGGCCGCGCTCCAGTTCCTGGTCTCTCGGGGTCAGCCTGAAGCCGCCACCATACTCGCTGCGCAAGCGGTGAACGCGTCGACCCTCGCAGCAGCTGCGGTTAGCATCGCGGACTACCTCAACACGTCGATGGATGCGATCAAGCATGCCGGTGGCGGCGCCGGCCGTGCTGACCCGGCGGATAGTGCGCCCGCGACCAGCTCAACCAGCTCCTCGTGGATGGACTGGTTCGGGATCGCCCCCGACAAGCCGACGCCGCCCACCCCGCCGACGCCGCCCACCCCCGGTGGCTACATCGCGCCGCTAGATAAGCCGATGCCGGGTGTAACCTACTACACCCCGGCGCAAATGGCGCAGCGAGCTGCGCAGCAGACCACGTTGAAGTACGCGCTCATCGGCGGCGGGGTGCTTGTAGCCCTGCTCGCGATCGTGATGCTCATGCCGAAGAAGGCTGTCGCCGCCTAGTCCTTGACGATTTCGAGGGCGATCTGACCATCAGGTGGGGGCGCTCCAGTCGTTTGGTCACCGGAGATGACGGTCAGGCGGGCGTCGGTCTTGCGCCAGAAACGGTACGAGTAGCGCTCCTCGACAACGACCTGGTCGACGATGAACTCGTTCTGGATGTGCGGCGAGCGAAGCTTCTGCACGAGCGTTCGCGACGACTTGTAGAAGTCGATCTTGCGGGCCTCGGCGATGGTGCGCAGCTCGTCGAACAGCTCGCCAGCCGAGACCTTGCAGCCCACCTTCCCGGGCATCTTGAGCCATGCCACCAGCAGGTCGCTGAGCGGGTCCTCTTCGCGGATGAACGCATCGCGTTCGCGGACGAGCACAGCCATCAGCTCGTCGATGGCGCCCGCCGGCCAGTGCAGCACCGCCGCGACGGCTCGCCCGAACGCCGCGAAGTCGGCCATGCGCGTGTGCTCCTCGCGCTCGATGTCGACGCCGTGCACGCGCATGTACTCGACGATCTCGTTGACGTAGAAGATGTACTCGCCGAACAGTTGCGGGCGGTCCGCGAGCATGTCGCCAGCGAGCTTCTCGAAGCGTCCGAACGACGTCAGGCGCTCCAGGCGCAGCACCACGCAGCGATCGGCGGTGTCCTCGCGGCGGAACGACGTCGGGTTCTTCGACGCCACCGCGATGAACGCGTGCGGCTTGATCACGACCTCCTCAGCGTCGGAGAACAGCTTGCGCTTTGTCCAGCAGCCACTGGTCGCATAGGCGCAGACGGTGTCGGGGATCCAGTCGATGTAGCTGTCGACGTTGTCGAGCACCGCGATCGGCGAGCGCAGAAGCTGCACGCCGAAGTCGTCGCCCTTGTTCTTCGAGATGATCAGCGGCTTCGACTGCCCGAGGAGCGCGATCTGCAGGAGCTGCACGGCGGCGGACTTGCCCGACCCGGGCGGACCCTCGACGATCAGCATGGGCTTCGTCGGCATGAAGTCGGGGAATGCGAGCGCGAACATCCACACGGTGTAGGCTCGGCGCTGTTGCTCGGGCGTCATGCCCCCAAGCCCGGCCTCGGCGAAGTTGATGTCGGTGAGGCGGTCGAGCAGGATCCCGTGCGGTCCGACGTCGGCCTCGACGTACGCGCCGCTGTCGTCGTCGGCGAAGAACACGTCCTCGGTGCCGTTGTCGATCAGCTCGGGCGTGCCGCCGTCGATCCGCCACATGCGCCCGTCGCGGTTCGTCAGGTAGACGATCTTGTCGACCGTGTGGAAGGACGCGAAGCGGCGCAACTCCATCCGGGGCGCGTAGGTCATCGCGTGGCTGATCAAGCTGTCGATCACGAAGCGCATGATCGGTTCGCTCGCGACGAGCCCGTACATGGCGTTGAGGTAGGCGAAGACGTGCTCGGCGCGCTTGGCCGAGGACAGCGCCATGATCTGCCGCGTCACGCCCCAGAAGACGTAGACGGTGCCGTCGATCGAGGCCATGAAGCTCGTCCCGGCGAGCATCTCGAACTCCAAGATCTGCGCCCAGATGGCGAGGTTGCGATCACGCGTTCCCTTCGTCTTGTCTCGCAGCATCCGGTCGATACGCATCTTGTGAAAAGCGGTCTGATCGGCGGTGAGGATCATGGACGAGCCGCGCACGCTAGCACGCGGGTCTGTCACGCCTCCGGTCGCTGTCAGCCCCGCCTGCTACTACTCGATTGTGCCCATCACGCCCGCGAAAAAGTTCGGCTGGTACGTCGCAGATCAGGCGACCGTGGCGTCGCTGTTCCAGCTCGATCCTGGCACGCAGGTGCCGGGGTTGTCGTTCGCCGGCAAGGGCTACAACCTCCACCGCAGTCACCTGCCACTACTGGTGGGGGATCAAGATGCGGTCCGGACACTAGTGCCTGCTCTGCGGCCCGACTGGGCGGCGCGTGACCGGCTCACCAAGCCGCTCGGGTTCACGCTGCGCAACGTCCAGCACGCGGCCATCGACTACATCACCCAGCGGCGCGGCACGCTGCTCGGAGACGATCCCCGCGTGGGCAAAGGTCACCCGCACGGCACGCGCGTGCTCGGGCCAGACGGCTGGCAACGCATCGAGGACGTGCGCGTTGGTGACCAGGTGTTCGGCGCCGACGGGCGCCCGACCACAATCACGGGGGTGTTTCCGCGTGGGCGATTGCCTGTGTTTCGGGTTGGGTTCTCCGATGGATCTTCGGTTCGCGTCGACGGTGACCACCTCTGGGCGGCGTGGGATCACAACGCGTGGCACCGAGGCAAGGCGCCCAACGTGCTGTCGACCGCGATGTTGGCCACTCAGCTGTGTGATCCGGACGGCAAGCGACGCTGGCGTATCCCGCTCGTGAAACCGTTGGAGTTCGCTGAGGAGCGGCTGCCGCTCGATCCGTACCTGCTCGGTGTGCTGCTCGGTGACGGGTCGTTGACGACACTCAGCGTCGCATTCTGTTGCGGTGATGAGGACGTGCCGCGTGAGGTTGAGCGCGTGCTGCCCGCCGACGTCAAGCTCACCTGCTCCCGTTCCGTCACGCGTGCCGCCGCTTGGCGCATCGTGGAGCGTGAGAAACCCGCCCCAGGAAAAGGTGGTGGACGACCGAGGAATTCAGTTCTCACGGCGCTCTACGCACTCGGGTTGATGGGCACGCACTCGTACGACAAGTTCGTGCCGCCTGAGTTTCTGCGAGGGTCGCCGGCTCAGCGCTTGGCGTTGTTGCAGGGCTTGCTTGACACTGACGGGGAGTACAGCAGTGGGCGGCTGCTGCAGTTCTCTTCCGCCTCGGAGAGGTTGCGTGACGCTATGCGCTTCCTCGTGGAGAGCCTCGGCGGCGTTGCGCGAATCAGCATGAAGCCGGCCCCAAAGTACACGTACAAGGGTGAGCAGCGTGTCGGGCGCCCGTCCTACCGACTCACGATTGCGATGCCCGCCGGCGTCGAGCCCTTCCGTGCACGCAAGGGCTACGTGCAGCGCCAGAAGTTCCAGCCGACGCGGCACATCGACAGCATCGAGCCCGACGGTGAAGCCGAGGTCATCTGCATCTCAGTGGCCGCACCCGATCGGCTCTACGTCACCGAGCACTGCATCGTCACGCACAACACGCTCAGCGCGATCATGAGCCACGATCCGGCCTCGGGGCCGCTCGTGGTGATCTGTCCGGCGATGGTTCGTCCGGTGTGGCTGGGGTGGTTGCGGCGGGTGTTCCCCGACGAGCCGATCGGCATCATGACGGGTCGGACGTTCGACTTCAAGGCTCTTCAGAACAAGATCATCGTCGGGCACTACGACATCCTGCCGTGGTGGCAGTCGGCGATGCCCCTCGGGACCATCGTGTTCGATGAGGCGCACATGTTGACGAACCGGGGCTCGCGGCGCTCCAAGGCGGCGATCTTCCTGGCGCGTCGGGCGGCGCAGGTGATCGCCGCGACGGGCACGCCCATTTGGAACATGCCACCAGATTTGTGGAACGTGCTCGGGCTCGTCGCGCCAGGAGCCTTCGGTGGCTTCCATGAGTTCGCGCTGCGCTACGGCGCGCCTCAGCCGAGCGCGTATGGCACGCAGTACCTTGGTATCAGCAACGAGCGCGAGCTGCGTGCGCGCCTCAGCGAGGTGATGATCCGCCGGCGCTGGGTCGACGTCGCCGACGACCTGCCGGCGATCTCGCGCAGCGTCGTGCTCGTCGAGCTGGACGAGAAGCGCCGGCGCAAGCTCGACCTGATCGCCGCCGACATCGCCTCGAACACGGGGTCGACCATCGGGCACCTGTCGCGCTATCGCGAGCAGCTCTCGCACGTCAAGGCGCCCACGATCGTCAAGCAGGCGCAGGACATGCTCGATCGGGGCGAGCCGGTGGTCGTTTGGACTTGGCACGTCGCGCTCGCCGACAAGATCGCCGCCGCGCTCGGCGACCGGGCGTTTTTGCTGACCGGCGAGGTCGCCAGCAAGAAGCGCGACGACGTGATGGATGCCTGGAAGGCTCACCCGGCAGCGGCGCTTGTCTGCACGATGTCCGTCGCGCAGGTCGGGCTCGACTTCTCCCACGCGCACCTCGCCATCTTCGGCGAGATCGACTACACGCCCGCGATCCTGACGCAGGCCGAGATGCGGACCTACGCCCCGACGCGCCCGATGAACGTCACCTACGTCGTCGCCGACCATCTCATCGAACAGCGCATCGTGCTGGCCCTGACGCGCAAGCTGTCGGCAGCGGACCCGCTCGGTGTCGGCGCTGCGGGCGACGCCATCACGACGTTGCAGCTGGCCTTGCAGGGCCCCGTCGAGACACCTGATCTGGATCGGTTACTGGAAGATCTCTTGGGGGCTTGAGCCTTGATGTAAGCTGCGGCAATGGCCACGATTCTGAAGAACATCTTGACGTTCAACAATCTGCTGGTGGGCGTTCCGGTCAGCCAGCCGCATAGGTTGAACGTCTTCACCGGCAGCACCGCAGTGCCCGTCATCCCGAACCTCGTCGTGCCGAACGAGCCTGGGTTCACGATCACCGCCGATGTTGTCAACGTCACGGTGGAGCGCACACCCACGGGCGGAACTTCGATCAACGTTTACGTCGAGCACTGGCACACGATCGAAGCTGTGCTGCCGCTCCCTGGGCAGCTGGCTGGGCTCATGCCGTTCATTGCCAGTGGTGGCACCGGCGCCGCCCCCATCGTTCCTGCGACGATCATCGTCGAGGACGAGGGCTTGGCGTTGCCGGGCAACCCGTTCACGACGCTCGACTTCGTCGGCGCCGGGGTCACCGCATCGGACCTTGGCGGTGGTGTTGCGCAAATCTCGATCCCGGGGTCCTCGATCATCGTCGAGGACGAAGGCGTGGCGCTGCCCGGCAATCCGTTCACGACGCTCGACTTCGTGGGGGATGGCGTTGTCGCGACGGATCTCGGCGGGGGTGTCGCTCAGCTCACGATCCCCGGCTTCAGCCTCGCTCGCCAGTTCACGGTGGCGATGGGCGGCGATCCGGACTACACGAGCATCAAGGCAGCGGTCAACGCGGCAATTCTCGCGGGCGCATCCGCGAACAGCCCGTACAACGTCCTGGTCTCGGCGGGCATCTACGTCGAGGATCCGTTCACGGTTCCGGCTGGTGTCATCGTCTCGTCCGAGTCGTCGGTCGGTGACGGCGTGATCGTCATCGCCAACAACCCCGCAGCCGATCTCGTCACGATGACCGGCGGCATTCTTCACGGGCTGTTGTTCGAGGGTGTCACCGACCCTGTGCGGGCGCTGATCCGTGTCGCAGCTGGCGGGTTGAACCGGGTTTGGGCGTGTCGCTGGCGCCGATGCTCGACGGGTGTCGCGGTCTCCGGTGCCGCCACCATCCTCGGGCTGATCAACTGCGGCATCTCCATCCTGGCCCCCGGGCAGCATGTGACGACTGGCGTGCTGATCAGCGCTGGGGCACACGTCGGCGTGGCCAACTTCTCAGCGATCGTGCCGCCAGCCATCGCGGCGATCTACGCGCCGGCGAATGCGATCAACACGGTCATCTCGGTCACCTCCGCGTTCATCGAGGCCGCCTCGTCGTCGATCAACGTCAAGGGCACTACCCCGACGCAGACGGGCTTCCTGGCAGACGACGGCGCGCAGTGCGATCTCGTCGGAGTCGAGGTCTCGAGCTGCAAGCTCGGCATCGTGGTCGGCTCCGTCGGGATCGATACGGACGTCCGCGTGATCGGCGGTGCGATGGCCGGCAACACGACCAACGTCACGATCTCGTCTGCCACCGGGAGCGTGCTCTTCGGCAACATCTCGATCGACGCCGATACGCGCAACATCGTCCCCGGTGGGTCGTTCACCGGCAACTTCTTGAACCACACCACTGGCAGCAGCACGTCGATCGGCGAGCAGTTCTTCGAGTGGCCGACTGGTCAAGATCTTCGCCTTCCGACCTTCTTCCACTACGTGTCCTCGACCGGCATCGACACCGGCGGTGTGGTCACGGCCACGGGCGGGCTCGGGATCAGCGTGGCGCTCGGCACGGGAATGATCACGGTCCAGCTCCCGGAGAGCGTGCGCAACGTGACGTGGGCGACGACGCCGCTCGTGCTGCCCGACAACACGACGAGCTACGTGTACTACGACAGCGCCTCTGACCTGGTCGTCTCCGGTCTTGCGCCTCCGGGCACGAGCAACATCCTGTTCGCGACGATCGTCACCAAGGCCGGCGTCGTCTTCTTCCAGCACAACACGTCGTGGACGGGCGACACCGCCTGGGATCGCTGGGTGCAGTACCTGGTCGACGTTCGCAAGATCCGCGTCGCCAACGGCCTGATCGCGACGCAGGGCTCGACCGTGCGCAACCTCGACATCTCCAACGGCCTCTGGTACCGCGCGATGACGCCGCTGACCTACGCAGGCGGCGCGGACGTGACGTGGTCCTACTTCTACGGCCTCAACGGCGTGTCCGAGGTGCCGGGGCAGACGCTGCTCGACATCACGAACTACGACAACGCGGGCGTGCTGACCGCGATGACGCCCACCTGGTGGCGCCAGGATCTTCTGATCCTCACGGGCGATGATCGCATCAGCGTGCTCTACGGCGTCGCCGAGTTCGCCACGGAGCTTGCTGCGCAGGGCACCCCCTCGCCGCCCATCCCGACGTTCATGGAGGAGACTGCGACGCCGCTCGCGCTCGTGCTCGTCCAGCAGGGCCTCGGTCTGACCAAGATCATCGATGTGCGCCCGCTTGACGGCAGCGGCAGCGGTAGCGCGTCGACGCTCGGCGTCACGAGCCACAGTGCGCTATCGAACCTGCTGGCGGACGACCATCCGCAGTACCTGCGCACCGACGGCTCGCGGATCATGACCGGCGACCTGCAGCTCGGCGGCAACGACATCATCACCGTCGGCACCGTCAACGGCGTCACGGTCGAGGCCCACGCGGTGCGCCACGCCCCCGGCGGCGCGGACGCGCTCGCGCTCGGTGTTCCGGTTGCCACGCTGGTCGGCGCCGTGCCAGCCGCTGGCGTGGCGGCGACGTTCGTGCGCTCCGATCACCAGCACGGTGTCGCCGCTGGTGTCGCGCCGGTGAACGTCACCAAGTCGGCTGCGGTCGAAGGTGGCTCGTCCTCGGTCGCGCGCGCCGATCACAAGCACGACATCGACACCGCGATCGTCGTGACGATCGGCACCGCCAACGCCGAGGGTGCGTCGACGAGCCTCGCTCGCGCTGACCACGTACATGATCACGGCGCGCAGGCGCTGGGCACCGGCACGCAGCACGCGGAGGTGACGCAGTTGATCGCCGGCTTCTCGTCCGCCGCCGACAAGACCAAGCTCGACGGCATCACGCCGGGCGCTACGAACACGCCACTCTCGGTGGTCGCGCCGGTCAACGTCACCAAGGCGCCAGCGGCGGTCGGCATCTCGTTGTCCGCCGCGCGCGCCGACCACAAGCACGACGTCACCACCGCTGCGGCGGTTGCGGTCGGGACCGCCAACGCCGAGGGCGTCGCGACGACGCTCGCGCGCTCCGACCACGCGCACCAGGTGACGGGCTTGACGATCGCCGGGCAGGTGCGGGGCGACGTGCTGTTCTTCAACGGCGCTGCGTGGGTGCGCTTGGCGCCCGGCGTTGCCGGCCAGGTGCTCCAGACCAACGGGCCTGTGGCTGATCCAACGTGGACCAGCAGCGTTGGGGTCTTCGGCACGCAGTTCCAGAACGCCGAAAGTCTCGCGGCATCGTCGACGCCGGGCGCCGGGTACAACAACAAGCTGACGATGGTGACGCCCGCGCTTCCCGCCGGCAGCTACATAGTCGAGTGGTCGTACACGCTCGGCAACGTCAATTTCGGAGCGTCATCACGCGGGCGTGTCGTGGTCGATGGCGTGACGACGCTGCAGGAGGTTCAGCCTTCGAACACGCTGGTTGCTTGGAAGAACGGCGAAGCGGGCCAGGGGTTGGTCGTGTTGGGCGCTGGCGCCCACACCATCGCGATCGACTACAGCCGCGTTTCCGGTGGGACGGCGACTATCCAAGACGCGCGATTGCTCATCTGGCGCGTCGCCTGAGCGCTCAGCGCTCGCTGTCAGACCCCCTTGGTAGGTTGCGCGGGTGCCAGCCTCCACGTGCCTGCTCTGCGGCGTTGAGCTTCTACCCGGGTCCGACGAGCGCCTGCGGAAGCACCCAGCCATCGAGGAGTGCCTGGTGCGGCAGACCGATGCCTGGGGCGTCGCGGTCGACCACGACCTGACGCTCGTGCCCGCCCTTGAACAGCAGATCGACATCACGCCGTTCCCGCTCATCGACGAGACGCTCGCCAAGATCTTCGAGTTGGCCGGCGTGGATCGTCTCGGCGGCATCTCGACGGGGCGCGGCTGGTCGAGCTTCTCGACGTTCCAGCGCTGCCCGTACGCGTGGAAGCGCCGCTACGTCGACCAGGTTCGCCCGGCGCTGCTCGTCGAGTCCCCGAGCTTGGCAATCGGCACGCTGATCCACACGTTCCTGGCGCTCTACTACACGAACATGGTCGATCCGGCGTACCCGCTCACGCCCGAGAGCGTCCATCGCCTGCTCATGGCTACGTGCAACCCGAAGTTCGTCGAGGAGGGCTGGCGCGTGTTCGTCGGCTACCGGCTGTTCTACTCGCGCGAGGTGATCCAGCCGCTCGCGATCGAGTACGACCTCAAGGACCCGCGCACCGGCGAGAGCTGCCGCTACGACTTGATCGCGTTCTTCCCCGAGTGGAACGCGGGGCGTGCGCCGGGCACGTACCTCGTCGAGCACAAGTCGACCAGCCGCTTCGACAGCAACGCGCTCGAAGGCTGGGTGAACGACGGCGAGGTCATCGGCGAGGTCGCGCTCTGGAAGCGCCTCGGGCTCGATCACCGTTTCGGCAAGCTCCAGGGCATCATCGTGAACCTGCTCGGCAAGCAGAAGGAGCCGCAGTACCACCGCACGCTCGTAGCCCCCGAGTCCTGGCAGATCGAGCAGCACCTCAACGACCTCACGCGCTGGGAGGGGCTGATCCAGCTCGCCCGCAGCACCAACTCGTTCCCACGCGCACGCAACGGCTGCATCGGGCGCTACGGTCGTTGCGACTGGTGGGATCACTGCAGCCACCTGGAGGGCTAGATGGCATCGACGACGATCCAAGACGTGAAGCGTCACCTGTGGCTGCACGGCAGCGTGCTGACCGAGGCGGATCCCAACGAACTGCTGCGCGAGCTGCTCGCGGAGCACGAGCGCGTGTTGAAGCTCTTGCGCTCGCGCGCCGTGTGCGCGTCGCATATGACGAAGTACAAGCGCTACTTTCAGGCCGACCCGTGATCACCGAACTAGGCGATCCGATGCTCGATCCAGCCTTCAAGCCGTGCCGTAGCGAGCGCTGCGCGATTCCCGAATTGCACGCTGAGCACACCATCGTCATCGGACGCGGACGGCAGTGCAAGCACTGCCCGGTCTGCAACGCTCTCATCGTTCGCGCCCCACGCAAGTGGGCGCGCTGCTCCAAGTGTCCCTGGCGAATGAACACCCGAAAGAAAGAAGCTGATGCGCGAGATCAACCTTGACCAACCTGCGAACGTGATGCCCAAGAACACCTTCCTCGTGTACGGCGACAGCCGGTGCATCTCTGGGGATGCCTTCATCCGTTATCAGGTACGAACACCTGAGGGCGAGTTGCAGAACAGCAAGGGCGGCACGCTCTCGCGGTTGTTCCACCGCTTCCATCGTCTGAAGCACCCCGGAAAAGGCAGCTACCAGCGCAAGCAAACGCTCGATGCGGTCTTCTGGGCGCCCTCGATGACCGAGGGTGGGCGCATCTTCCAGAACAAGATCCTCGATGTTCTCGACTCCGGTGAGCGCGAGTGCGTGCGCGTACGCACGGTTGGCGGGCTGGAGTTGATCTGTACGCCCGATCACCCCATCGCGACGAGCGAGACGGCGTTCGGGTTCGTGCATGCGGCGGAACTGAAGGTCGGATCGACGATCCTCACGCACAAGAACGTGTGGTGGACCCCGGAACTCGAAGAGCGCGAGCGAGTGAATCGTCCCGAGATCATGGTCAAGCATCACCCGGTCGCCGCGACGAAGGTCGTGCGCGATATGGCGCGTGGCTACGAGAACGTTTACAAGCGCATCACGCGTGCTCGTGCGGTGTACGAGGCACACTGGAACGGCTTGACGTTGGAAGCGTACATCACGCGCCTGAACGACGGCGAACTCGACGGGCTCAAGTTCTTGTCACGCGACGTCGATGTTCATCACAAGGACGAGAACAAGCTTAACGATGTTCCCGAGAACCTTGTGGCGCTCTCGCATGCCGAGCATTCGCGGGAGCACTTCGTGCTGCCCAACGGTCGGCCCCGTTGTGGCAGCCACATCGCCGTCGACGACGTGGTGTCGTCGGTCGAGCCCGCCGGCAAGCATCAAACGTACGACATCAAGATGGCTGCGCCGTTCCACAACTTCGTGGCTGACGATTTCGTTGTCCACAACAGCGGCAAGACCACGTGGGCTGCGACCTTCCCCCGCCCGCTGTTCCTCTCGGACGTCACCGAGGGCGGCTGGGACTCGATCGCCAATATGGACGACGACCAGCTCTTCGAGCCTGGCGTCAAGCCGATCGTCTGGGGCATCGAGCAGATGGCCGACATGGCGCTCGCGCGCAGCAAGGCGTTGGCGCTCATCGCCTCGGGGCGCATCCAGTCGCTCGTCATCGACTCGCTGTCGTTCTACTGCGACTTGTACCTGAACTTCTTGATCGGGATGCAGGCCAAGAAGGACATGCGCTCGGCGTACGGCGACCTCGGCAACCACTTGCGCGATCTGCGCGTGCAGACCCACGCGCTGCAGGCCAACGTCGTGTGGCTGTGCCTCGCGAAGCACCCCGGCGAGGACAACCCTGTGGGCGGGCCGATGATCCCCGGCCAGCAGGCGGACAAGTTCATGGCCGGCGTCCACTACATCTTCCACTCGCGCGTGCACCAGGAGAAGCGCGGCCAGGAGCTTCTGCCGCCCGTCTTCGAGATGCGCACGAAGAAGTACCTCAACTACATCGCCGGCAATCGCCTCGGTGGTCGCGCCGCTGATCTGCCGGATCCGTTGGTCGGCGACTACTCGACGCTGATGCAGTACCTCGGCTACGACCCGGACGAGCTGCGCGCGTCGCTGCCGCCGATCATGGCCCCCGGCACCGCGCGTCCTGCTGGCGCCGTGCAAGCTGCTGCGGTCGCCGCCAAGCCCGTCACGCCGTCGACGCTCGGCGCGATCTCGCGCAACGCGGCGGCTGCGGCCGCACGCAAGACGACCGCCGTAGTGCCGCCCAAGTCCTGAGCTTTCCCGACGACAACGTCTCGTTGTCAGACCTCTGTCGTAGAACCTTTCTCGTAGCTAGCAACCAACGGATCAAGAAAGAAAAAATCATGAGCAACCAGTTCGTCGACTCCGAAGTGCAGATCGATCTCACCAACGTCCAGGAGTTCGGTGGCGGTGGTGGCCCCCAGCTCGCCCCCGGCGAGTACGTGTTCGACATCGTCGGCGCCAAGGAGGACACCTCCAAGAGCAACAACGCGGTCTGGAAGGTGGAGTTCGTCGTCGCCGAGGGCGAGAACGCTGGCAAGAAGCTGATCAACAGCTACTCGCTGCAGTCGCAGGCGCTCGGGCGCGTCAAGATGCTCGCGCTCGCCATCGGCGCGCCGCTCACCGTGATGCGGACGTCGGACTACGTGGGTGCACGCCTGCGCGCGACCGTGCTGCACGAGCCGGGTCAGGCGCAGGTTGGTGCCGACGGCACGCCGATGGAGCCGCGTATCTTCGCGAACATCGCGAACGAGCGCCCGCTGGAGACGCAGCAGGACGCGGCGCCCCCGCCGCCCCCGCCCGTCACCCGTGGCCGTGCCGCTGGCACCGCCGCGCGCCGGGCGTAGTTGGTGTTGACGCCTACGTAGAGCCCCCCTCTGCATAGGCGTCACGGCGTCCCCGTCGCAAGTCGTGCAAGGCGCCAGCACCAGCAGGCAGGAACCACCGCAAGGTGGTTTTTGCTTTTTCGGCGCGATGGATCTCAAATTTTTCTACCAGAAAAAACCTTGCAGGCTCCAGTCGGAACCCTTAGAAGTGGTGCTCGCCCACGACGTCGAGATCGCGGGCGCAACTGCTAACGAGACCCGAGAGGGTTGCCAGGGGGCTGGTAGCTATGCAACAGCGTGATTTGTCGTGCCTTTGTCGTGATGAGGCGTGTGACCGTATCGAGCTACACCTCACGCACAAGGTGGCCTGCAAGCCTTTCCGCGAGCCGTGGTCGCGAAACCAGACACCCAAGTGGCAGCGGCCCGCGCCCAAGGCGCTGGACCACGCCATCGCCAAGGCAACCTCGAAGACGTACCCGCGCCACTTTGGCGCGATCCTGCAGCTCGTCGAGGCCGACTACGGGGCCTGCATCGAGCGCACGGTCCACCGCCGGCTCAAGCGGCTCGTGCAGCGCGGCCACATCCTCCGCATCGACCTGGGGCGCAGCCTGTACGCCTACCTGCGGCCCGGCTCGCCGATGGTCAACGACATCGCGTTGATGCGCGAGCAGTGCTTCGACGCTTTCAACTCGTCGGTCCCGAGCTGATGGCGCTGCTCCGTGGGTCGACCCACGGGGCGCTCTGCGCAGAATGCCCGTTCGCAACGAACGGCGTGGCGCAGCACCCTGTGACGTCGGAGTACCCCGAGGACCCGCGTTGGATCCTCGTCGGCGAGAGCCCCGGGCGCACCGAGGTGCAGCTGAACCGCCCGTTCCAAGGCTCCCAGCAGCTCATCGAGAAGATGCTGTCGAAGATCGGGCGGCGTCGCGACGAGCTGGTGCTCACCACGGCGGCGCTCTGCGCGGCACCCATGGGCGCGACCGAGCACGACCGCGAGCTTGCCGCCAGGGCGTGCAAGCCGCGCTTGCAGCAGGAGCTGGCGCAGTGGCCGGGCATGCCGGTCCTGACGCTGGGGGCCGTCGCGGCGCGGGCGCTCATCCCCAAGGCGGTGCTCGACGCGATCGACCCGCCCAACGTCCCCAAGAGCAAGAAGCGCGGCCAGAAGGAGCGCCAGAAGGCCGAGGCCAAGGCGCTGCTCAAGGCGACGAAGGCTGACGCCAAGGCCGTCAAGCAGCGCGAGGACGCCATCGTCAAGATCGCGAAGGCGCGGCTCAAGGTGCTCGATGAGCACCAGCGCAAGCTGCTCATCGCCGAGGCCGTGCGGCCCGCAGCAGGGACCACGCGCCCCCGCAAGAAGCCGACGCGGGCGTGGACCGACCACGAGATGGAGCGGTACCTGCCACAGCTGACGAAGAAGGCCGCAGCCGACGCGATCACCCAGTACCAGCTCGACCAGCTGCAGCTGGCGATGCAGATCAAGCACGAGGAGGCCAACCCCAAGCCGGTCAAGCCGCCCAAGCACAAGACCGTCAAGATCACGGACATCATGTCGACGTGCTTCGACGTGGACGTCGACGGCACCGGCATCACGCGTCCGCTGATCCCGACGATCCATCCGGGCAGCCTGTTGCGCGGTGGCGGCGCGACCATCGGCGGCACGCACACGCCGGACCTGGCGTTCATCAACCTGTACTACGACGCCAGCAAGGCCGACGCGCTCTCGCAAGGCAAGGACGTCCGGCTCAAGATCAACGTCGAGACGGAGATCGCCGACCCCGAGCGTTGCGGCCAGCTCGTGCGCGACGCGCTCGACCGCGCCCTCGTCGAGGGCGAGCTGTCGATCGATCTTGAGACCTACGTCGACGACATCGATCGCCACCACGCGCTGATGGCGTACATGGCTCGCATCCGGACGATCGGGCTCGCGACGAACGACAAGTCGATCTCGGTCATGTGGGGGCAGATCCCGTCGTGGGCGCTGAGCTACCTGCAGCTCGTGCTCGCGCACCTGGGCGTGACCAAGACGTTCCACAACGGGATCTACGACCGCACGGTGCTCGCCGCGAACGGCTTCACCGTCGAGGGTCCGTGGGAGGACACGCTGCTCGGGCACCACGCGGCGTTCCCCGGCTGCGCGCATCGGCTGCAGTCGGTCACCTCGCAGTTCTTCGCGGTGTCGCCGTGGAAGAGCGAGTTCCGCAACGCCGAGGAGACGCCCGAGGGCCTGACCAAGTACAACGCGCTCGACACCGGCGCGACGCACGCGCTGCGACCCGCGATGACGCTGTGGATCAAGCGCACCAAGACCGAGAAGATCTACGCGCTCGACAAGAAGATGGCCGAGATCGCGAGCAAGATGCACCTCGCGGGCATGCCCGTCTCGCGCGACGAGAACAGCGAGCTGCTCAAGACGTTCTCGCACAACGTCGTGGAGTCGCGCCGGGCGGTCGAGGCCGTCGCCGAGGACCCCAAGCTGCGTGACGAGATCTTCCACTGGCTCGCGCTGCAGCAAGCCCAGAAAGCGCGGCTGAAGGATCCGAACGAGTGGACCAAGTCGGACGGCACCGTCGTCACCGGCATCGAGGCTCGCTACGAGCACCGCATGATGCAGCTCCGCGAGGACGGGCCCGCATGGAAGTGGAAGGTCAGCGCGAACAAGCACATCGCTGCGCTCCTGCAGGCGCTTGGCGTGGCGCTGGTGCAGCAGACCGCCAGCGG